ATTCGGTGTTGATTCTGGATTAAATAATAAAGAAACACTTTCAACATTTAGTAATAGAGGTGATCGTGTTGATGCATGTGCTGCAGGAGAAGGAATCTATATGGTCTTAGGAAAGAATGGAAAGTACGAAGCGAAAGGAACATCCTTTGCTTCACCTAATCTTGGAGGAATGGCTGCATGTGTATTAGGAAAGTATCCTACCACAACGCCAGCTCAACTAAGAAAGTATTTTCGTAATCATGCTGTTGGTACAGATACATTATATGATACAGGAACACAACCAATTCCATCATCTAACGTAGGAGATTCACCATACTATAGTGATACACTTGGATTAAGAGGTTACTCAGGTAAAATTGCATACCTAGATCCTAATCTTGCATTTAATCCTAGTACAATATCAGACACATCTATTACTTCTACAGAAACAGTATCTGCAGATAATAAGATAAACTACACAATTGCACAGATAAACACCAAACTAGGGAGTATATAATGGCCAATGATACACAGAAAGTAGCGCGCGTAGGGGATCCAGATCAAACACATTGTAGTGGACCAGTTAGAGCCATGGGTAGTTCTAACGTTTTTTGCAATGGTATACCGGTATCGCGACAGGGAGATAAGAATAGTATACATCTAAAACCTCCGCATGGTCCTTGTACACCTCATAGTGCAGCGATTGCAACTGGTTCTAGTACAGTATTCGCTAATGGTAAGGGTATAGGGAGAAAGAACGATGAGGTTGCAGACTGTACATCAGTAGCAGATGGATCAAGTAATGTCTTTGCAGGTTAGTGAATGCAACAATTGCAACGGTCAAAAAAACACTTGGAGGCCGGGTGGAAACGTTGATCCTAGGTTTACCTCGATAAGACAACAGAGTACCACATCGGATCATATAAGAGAATACCTTAGAGGCACCATGGAATATGTACATAACACTGTACAGAATAGTATACTTTATGGTATACAGAGAGGAATAAAGATGCGCGGAGTGTGTGATCTAATGAGACATGTACATAAAAGTACATTATATAAAGGTATAGAGAACATGTGTGTATACAGTAAAGGTATTAGTACTACCTCTGCCCCCCATAGAACCTATTATATTATACCATACTTTCGAGCAAATGTACAGTGTTTCCGGAGAATATATGAGGCATCTGTGTACGCATATTGGCCATTATATACTAGGGGAAATGCATGCAGGGGTGGCGGGGGGCTAGTACATGCATGTTCTTCGATATGAATCTGAGTTTTGCTTCGACATGCATTATATAAAAAAAATTTCTCGAGAAAAATTTGTCTCCAGAACCTTGTTAACTATAACTAAAAGGATATAAATAGATACATGGGAACAGTTAATAGACACAATTCAGGATTCGTTATATCAGATAGTGAGACCTCGGTACGTACCTCTCGTAAGAAAGGATGGGCTGACCTTGATCTATCTCTCTATATAAATGATAAAACAAAAGATCTTTATATACCACAGGATGAACAGGCAATACGTAATGCAGTAAAGAACTTATTGTTATCTAACTTCTATGATAGACCTTTTGCTCCTACACTTGGTGCAAATATGAGAGGGTTGTTATTTGAACCTGCTGATACGATAACAAAGATAGCATTAAAAGAGAATATAGAGAATGTGTTGAATATACATGAGGGAAGGATTGAAGTATATAATGTGTTTATTGATGATCTGGCAGATGATAACGCATATAGGATAACCGCACACTATAATATAAAGGAGTACGATATAGAACAAGAAGTTGAATTAGTACTTCGAAGACTAAGGTAAAGAATTATGGCAACAAATTTTAAAGTAACGGAATTAGATTTCGACCAAATTAAAAAGAATCTTAAGAACTATCTGAAGACACAGTCGACATTTAATGATTATGATTTCGAAGGAAGTGGTATGAGTGTACTCTTAGATGTATTAGCATATAATACACACTATAATGCAATGGCTGCTCACTTCAGTTTAAACGAGGCCTTTTTAGACTCAGCACAAATACGTGGTAATGTAGTCTCTCGGGCAAGGTTGCTTGGATATACTCCAAGGTCTAAACTCGCTTCTCGTGCAGTTGTTAATATTGCGGTCACAGGATTCACTGGTGATCAGGCTTCGAATAATCCTGCAAACCTAACACTCGCACGAGGAACGCAGTTAGTCACAACTGTTGGCGGTAGAGAATTTTCGTTCGTCGTCCTCTCTGCAGATAACGCTACAATCGATTCAGTCACAAATGTATATACCTTTAATAATGTGGAGATCGCAGAAGGTACATTAAAGACATTAAAGTTTAGAGTAGACAATGATTTAACGAATCAGAAGTATCAGATATCAGATAAGGATGCAGATACATCTACGCTACGTGTTCGTGTACAGGCTAACGATTTATCTTCTGCATTCGATATCTATACTAAGTATACTACGCTACTGAATGTCGACGCTGCAACTCGTATCTTTCATCTACAAGAGAATGCAAATGAATATTACGAAGTGTTCTTTGGCGATGGTGTTATTGGATCCCGTCCTCTGTCAAATAATATCGTAACGCTCGACTATGTGTATACAAATGGTAAGGATGTAAATGGTGCGACGAATTTCGGAATGGGATCTAATATTAATATCGGACCATTCAGTGCATCAGCTGTTTCCATAAGCCTGGTCAGTAAGTCTACTGGCGGCTCGGACAGAGAGACATTAGAGTCAATAAGATATAATGCTCCGCTAACATTTACTTCTCAGAACAGAGCGGTAACCACAGATGACTATCGTGCTATTATTCAAAGAGAGTTCTCAGACATCGATGCGATTAGTACCTGGGGTGGTGAAGATAATGATCCACCAGATTATGGTAGCGTATATGTTTGTGTTAAACCAGTACAAAACGAAACACTAACAGTCGCACAAAAGAATACAATTAAGAATACTATCCTTAAAGGTAAGAACGTAGTCTCTATTACTCCGGTTATGGTTGATCCTAACTATACTTACCTAGAGTTAGATGTATTCTTTAAATATAATAATAACCTGACTGACAGAAGTGCAAGTGATCTACTTAGCGTGGTCAGTGATACAGTAGAGGATTATAGTTTTAATAACCTCAATAAATTTGATGGAGTGTTCAGACATTCACAACTATTAAAAGCAATCGATAACTCTGATCCATCAATTGTTAACTCAACTGTACGTCCTATGTTATTTAAAAAAATCACACCAAGCTTGACTCGTAAGGATAATAATTTTACTTTATTCTTTACAGGTTCTTTTTATGTCACTGGTAGTAGTACTGATTCAGTTATTACATCAACAGCGTTCCAAGTTGATGGTGTTGATCATTTCTTTGGAGATGAAGTAGTAGAAGGACAGGATGACCGTAGAGTATATGTTTATAAAATTGTAGATGGTGCAGAAACTATTGTTATAACAGATGCAGGAAGCGTAAATACTACTTCAGGTAAAGTTGTACTAAATAACTTTGCACCTTCAGTTGTTCCAACAGGTGGAATTAGAATTACAGTAACACCAGCTTCTTTAGACATTGCTCCTAAGAGAGATCAGCTGATTGCAATCGATCCATTAAGAACTAATATTACTCCAGAGATCGATTCTATTGCTGTATCAGGAAGCACTGGTACTATATCGTATAACACTACATCAAGACTTAGAGGATAACACATGGCTCGATATGGAGGAGAAGCACAAACACCTGGTTATATCGAATCAGTTGCTTCAAGTAAGCGTAAGACAAAAGAGAATCTTAGACTTGATGAACTTATACCTACTAATATTCTTCAGGACCAAGTTGGTAGCGGAGATCAGTCTAATCAAAGAGGGATTAAAGAATTACTTAAATCATATTATGAATTTAATAATATGGAAGAGTTTATATATCAAGAGACTGAAGTCTTTGTTGATACTATTCTAAGTAAGCAAGGTGTTTTTAGAATTAAAGATCCTGAAAATTCTAACGATCATTTCTTTTCAGACTTTCAAGGAGCAAGTAGTACATTATTAATTAAAAACAATACTGATTCAAATATAACATTTAACAGTGTTGTATATAAACCTGGACAAAGTATACAAGTTCCTCTTACAGGAACCGGTGCACCACAGCTTAATATTACTAATGGTAACGAACTTCCTGGGTCACTTAAAAACGATACTAGCCCTCACGGTAAAACATTTAGAATTGTTTTTGCTGATGATACCTTTGATGGTTTACAAGCTACTCTGACAACTGTAATTAAATATTGGGTAGGTCCTGGTCCATCATATGTTCTTAATGCGATTGAAGAAGCATTAGACATTGATGAGAACACAGAAGACTATTTAGAAATGATGCAGAAAGAAGTGGCCGCGGCAATTCCTAGAGACTTATCTAATGTAGATAAAAGGTCTCTTTATAAAAAGATAGTCGACTTCTATAAAGTTAGAGGTGCTTCAGATTCTATTGAAATATTCTTCAGATTATTATTTAACGAAGAAGTAGAAGTTGAAAGACCATGGGATAAAACTTTAATACCTTCGTCAGGTGCATGGGATGGATCACAGGGACAGTACCTAGATCATAAAGGCTGGCTATCAGACGAAATCAAAATACAAGACAGTGACTTCTATCAAAAGTTTTCATACCTTATTAGAACTGGTAGGAACGTAACAGATTGGTCATCAGCATTTAGTAAATTAGTTCACCCAGCTGGATTTAAATTCTTTGGAGAGATTCTAATATTACTACAATTAACTAGAAAGGCTTTAGGGGATAGCGCAAAAGCTATGTATGAGGTTCCTCATATTGGTGGACCAAAACATGGCCAAGGCACAGGAGAATTCTTTTATGGTTACCCTAGAATTAATAGATTAACTTTATCATCTATGCCTGACAGACAGCCTGGAGTGATTGGAATAGAAGATGTTCCAGTGTTAGTTAAAATGTTTGCTTCAATGTTTGAACCAAGACCATCAGCACTTATTAAAAGAAGTGGACAGATTAGTATTAATTTACAACCAGTGTTATTACCTAATGGCTCAGCTAATCCAAATGCTGGTAAAATACTTTCAGCTGAGATTGCTAAAGCAGGTTATGGTTATCCAGTAAATCTTAGTACTGAAACAATAGTTAATGGTGAAAAGCTTTATACAGGTCCTACTGTTACAATAACAGGATCAGGTGGATCAGGTGGAGCTCTTACTTGTAAAGTTACAGCTAATGGTTCATTATCACCAGATGGATTTGTTATCAGCAATGTAGGATCAGGTTATACAGGAATTGCAGCTTCAATACCAGCAGTAAGTAATCCTGGAACTATAAGTAAAATATTTTTACATGGTATTGCAAACACTAATCACAAATATAGAATTCCACCTAAGGTAGTTATAGATGCTCCAACATCAAAGAACGCGTTAGGTTTACCACTATCAACTAACGTTCAAGCAACAGCAACACTTTTACTTCAGCCAACAACGATTAATAATATACAGATAGTAAATACTGGTAGTGGTTATTCATCTGCTCCAACAGTAACAATAAGCGGTGGTGGTGGCTCCAATGCTACTGCAGTAGCACAGATGGCTGGCGGTAGCATAAGTAAAATTGTCATGACAAACCATGGAAGTGGTTATACATCTGTTCCAACAGTAACAGTTAGTGGTAATGGTAAATTAAGAGCAGAATTAGTTCCTTCGCCATTAGCAAATAATACAATTATAACTCCTACTAATCCTGGCAATGGATATATTTTAGAACCTGAGATACGACTTGGTTCTGGTGTCCAAGACGAAGTAAGAGCTAAGGACACTACTATGATATTACAATTAGTAATGAATCTCCTTGAAGATACTTTTGAAATTAATCATGATAATAACTTTTATAATATCAAAAAGAACAATTGGTTTTCAACCAGGAAATTTAGAGATAATGTGCCATTAAAAGAATATGGTGCAAATTTACTTACAACTACATCTATAACTAATATAAATAGATATAACGGTATGAGTAGCATAACACATAAGTCTACAACATAATGTATAAACAACGGGAATTAGAAAAATGACAGCAATAGTAACTTCACAGTTTAGAGTAGTAAATGCTCAAAATTTTAAAGAGGACGTAGAAACTAGCAGTGTATATGTTGGCATCGGTAAAGCAGACGTTTGGTCAAACAGCACATCCGATAAAACAGACACTGATGCTTTTACTCCATACGACAACCAAACAAACGTAGCAGAAGCTTGGCAGAACATGATCGGTCTTAAAAGGATTGCAAGCACTGATGTATCACATGTAGTACCAAGACATAATTGGACTGCAGGTGATAGTTATCAACCATGGGATTCAGATTATAAAGAATCTATTAGTGGTACAATAACTCCTACATCTATCTTTGATTCTCAAAGCCCGTTTTATGTTATGACTTCTCAGTTTAAAGTTTATAAATGTGTTATTGCTGGTCCTTCCGGTGTTTCAGTTGAACCTGTACATACCTCAGAACAACCTACAGGCTCTGCAGAAGATGGTTACCAATGGAAATATATGTATACAGTTACCGTTGCTGATTCAGAAAAATTCCTAACCACTTCATATATGCCAGTAAAGACTTTAGCAATAACATCAAATCTAGCAGATACCGATCCTAATAGACCACAGCAAGTAGCGCAGCAAGCTTCAGCTGCAAGTAGTAATCGCGAAGGAATCGAGAGATTAGTTATAACTACTGCTGGAGTCGATAGTGTTACTTCAGGGTCTGGGTATTCAACAACAAACAGACCTACAGTTACTATTACAGGTGACGGCAATAATGCTGCAGCTGTTGTTAATGGAACTGATATTGATAGTAGTGGTAGACTTACTAGTATTACTATTACTAATAAAGGAAGCGGTTACACAGTAGCAGATGTTGTTATAACAAAAAATTCTAGTGATTCTGGAACTCCAGTTATTGCAACGGCTAGAGCAGTTCTTGCTCCTCCAGGCGGACACGGCGTAGATCCAGTATCTGAACTTGGAGCTTTCTATGTTGGTATTAATAGTTTACTTACAGGAACAGAATCAGGTAATGACCTTACAATTAATCAGGATTTCAGACAAGTTAGTTTAATTAAAAACCCATCTTCAATCGCAGCTAATGTTAAAGTTGGAAGTATTGTATCAGGTAATTTAACCACACCAGCAACAGCGGCTACATTAAAAGGAACTCAGTTTTTAAAAGTTGCATCAGGACAAACAACTGTTAACTTTGATGCTGATCAAATTATATTAGGTGCATCAAGTGGAGCTAAGGCTTTCGTAGTAGAAGCGCCACAGACTGGACCACAGGCTGGAAGAATTTATTATCACCAAAACGAAAAGACTGGTTATACTAGGTTTACAACAGGTGAGACAGTTAGTACTTCAGCTGATGGAGGATCAGGTTCAGCCTCACTAGATACTACAGGAAACGGTGGATTTAATTTTACAGCTGAAGCACATAAAGGTAGCGGTGAAATGGTATTCCTAGAAAATAGAGCACCCATTAGCAGAACAGCTACTCAGATTGAAGATATTAAACTCATAATTGAATTCTAATATATCTTATAAATATTAGTAAGAAGAGAGAAAAAAGATGACAATAAGTAAAAGCCTTAAGAACTATGACAGCCAACCGTATTTCGATGACTTCGATGAATCAAAAAACTATCATCGAATATTATTTAAGCCAGGATATTCTGTTCAAGCTAGAGAGCTTACTCAGATGCAGACCGCATTGCAAGCACAGCTTGATAAGTATGGACAGTGGGCATTTAATAATGGTTCAGCCGTCATCGGTGGTAAAACTTCTGTAGACATTGAATATGACTTTATTAAAATAGAAGATGTTTTTTATTCTACTATTCTTACTGGAAGCGGAGCTTCATATAATTCTTCTACTAACATTGCTGACTTTGTTGGAAAAACAATTACTGGTACTAAAAATTCTGTTAATCAAGTTAAAGCTAAGGTTGTAGGTTTTAGTAAATTTGTTAGTAATGGAGAACCTAATACGTTATTTATTAAATATACTGATAACGGCGGGGTGAATAAAGATGTTAAAAGGTTTGTAGCTGGAGAAGCTTTTGTTAGTAGCGGGAGCGGTACTACTCAATATGGCAAAGTTGGTGGAGAAGCCTCAGCAAGTGCAACTGAATATGTAGGTACGACTGCATCGACAAACTCAGCGATAACAGGCGATAAAGTAGGAAAAGGTTCATCGGCATATTTAGAAGAGGGTGTGTTCTTTTTACATGGTACCTTTGTTTATGTACAGGGCCAAACTTTAATTTTAGATAAATATTCTAGTACTCCAACATACGCACTAGGATTAAGTGTAGTTGAAACTGTAGTAACTTCTGGAACTGATGATTCATTAACAGATAATGCTAGTGGGTCACCCAATCACACAGCTCCTGGCGCAGATAGATACCAAATCGCTGCTACATTAGTTAAAGATAATATACTAGAAGCTAGTCAAACAACTGTTAACTTTATTCCATTAACTAAAATTAAAAATGGTATTACACAATCTGTTACCACTGACGACACTAATGTCGCACTTACTGAAAGATTTGCAACTAGAACATTTGATGAAAGCGGAAACTATGTAGTAAGGCCATTTATTCTAGACATTAATGAACATTTAAACGATGGCGCTGGAAACAATGGATATAAGCTAGTCGCTGATGGCGGTGATTCTAGTAAGATGGCTATTACAGTTGAACCATCAGTTGCTTATGTACAAGGATTTAGAGTTGATAAAGGCGCTACTGATCCTGTTATTATAGATAAACCAAGGACAGCAAGTGATACTGGTTTAGCGTCTGGTGCAACTACAGCTATACCGTTAGGTAATTATATTAGATTAAGACCTACAGATATTCTAGGTATACCAGATGTTCAGAATTTAAAGTTAATCAATTTAACAGATACTGCTGCCGGTGCTGGAACTGTGCTTGGTACAGCAAGGACACGAGGATTAGAATATATTAGTGTTGGTGATGCTCATTACAGATTATATCTATTTGATGTTCAGATGTCAACAAATAATGTATTTGCAAGTGTTAAGGGAGTTATACAAGCAAATAGTGGAGTAGACTTTAAAGGTACAGTAGGTACCACATCTGCAGCATCTACTTCAGCCACTTTATTTGATACCGGTAATAACTCATTAGTATACAGGTTACCATTTGACACAGTAAAAACTTTAGAAACTTCTGGTTCAACAGTTGGTTCATACAAGGTAAGACAGAAAGTTACAACTACAATTAATGGATCAGGGAAAGCAATATTTACTATTCAAAATGGTCTTCTTGCTAACAACGATGACATCTTCGTATCTATTGCTGATAACGCATCTGGTAAAGCTATTCCGATTGATACAGTTGAATCTGGTATTAACGCTTCTCAGTTTACATTAGGTACAGCTAATACTGGTGTTGCCATGAATAATGGTGTAGCAATTCAAGCAATAGTTACAGTTCTTAGAAATAATTTTCAACCGAAAACAAAAACATTAGCTGTAAACCAAACTAAAAACCTGACATTTGCAAGTGGTACTTCAATATATCGTCTAGGCGTAAATGATGTTAGTAAAATAATTAATATTACAGATGTTAATAATAAGTCTGTTCTTGATAAATTTGTATTAGATGACGGCCAAAGAGAAAATTTTTATATGGAATCATCTATTATATTAAAAGGTGGAGAAACAGTACCAGCCGGTGCGATGGTAATTACATATGACCATTACACACACGGCCCTGGCGATTACTTTTCAGTAGATTCATATTACACTCCAGGTGACCCAACTGGTACACCTACTACTGCTGAGGCTGCTAAGTACGAAAGAATACCATCATTTAAAAGTTCTCAAGGTGTTGTTGATCTAAGAGATTGTTTAGATTTTAGACCTGTTAAAGCTATTGGATCCAATCTCAATAACGGAACATTTTCAGGTGGAATATCTGCTATATCATCTCCAGTAGCTCCTGATAACTTTGCTACTAATAATATTAGCGTGTATCTTCCACGTAAAGATAAACTATTTATTACTAAACAAGGTGAATACAAATACGTTACTGGCGTATCTAATATAGATCCAGTAGCTCCTGAAAATGTTAAAGATGCAATGCCGTTATACACATTAGACATTGCGCCTTATGTATTTAATAAATTAGATATTAAACCTATCCCTTATGATAATAAGCGATACACAATGAGAGATATTGGAAAGCTAGATAAAAGAATTAAAACATTAGAATATTATACTACGCTTTCACTATTAGAAAAATCAGCACAATCAACACCACTATTAGATGGTGATGGTAACCCAAGAATTAAAAATGGATTTATCGTAGATAACTTTACAGGACATAATATAGGTAATGTATCTAATCCAGATTATCATATATCAGTTGATAAATCAGCTGGTCTTGCTAGGCCGATGTTCGATGAAAGAAATGTTAACCTTATAAGAAAAACAAATGATGCTGGAACGTGTGTTAACTCTTCAGTTGAATTTGGAGTTAAGGGTGATGGTGTTGCAAGAAGAGGAGATATTGTTACTCTCCCTTATACGTCAAGTCTTTATATAGATCAACCATTTTCAACTTATGCTGAATTTGTAAATCCATATGATATATTTGTATGGGAAGGAAAAATTGAATTATCTCCTGGTTCAGATGAATGGAAAGAAGTTGACATTAGACCAGATATTATAATAGATGATAATAGTATATACGATCAATTTGTAGCAATGGCCGAAGAAGAAGGTATTCTTGGAACAGTTTGGAATGAATGGGAAACTAACTGGGCAGGTAAGGAACAGACTGGTGAAACATCAACACAAAGATTAGTAGGAAAAAATGTTGCACAAAGTCTAGGTTTAGGCCAAGCACCACGTAATAGAAACGCAGCTATAATTAAAGAAACTCAAATAGCATTTACAGAAACTGGTACAGCCTCTAGGTCTGGATTAACTACTTCAATTGCAACTGATACTCAATTTAAAGAGGTCGGAGATTATGTTGTAGAAACAAACTTTATTCCATTCATGCGTTCAAGAAGAATATATTTCCAAGCTGAACTTATGAAACCAAACAGTAAGTTACACGCATTCTTTAATGGTACTAATGTAACAGCATACTGTAAAACAGAATCAAGCTTTGTACAGTTTTCAACACGTACAGCTGTTAAATCATATAGTGGAAAAACTACATGGGTTGATTCTAATGGTGCAACTGCTAGTGATTCAGGAGTTTTAAAAACAGACTCGGCTGGTAGATGTACTGGATCATTTGTTATTCCTAGGAATGATGTTCTTAAATTTAAAACAGGCTCAAGAGAATTTAAATTAACTGATAACTCAGCTAATGATTCTAATCTTGCTGATACTTATGCATCAACAACATTTTATTCTCAAGGTTTACTTGAGGTTCATCAGAAAACAATTATTGCTACCAAAATACCAAGACTAGTTACTAGAGAGGTTGGTGAATCTAATTCAGTTACTAGGACAACGTTTGAAAAATCAGTTGAATTAGTAAGATGGACTGATCCTGTATCTCAAACATTTGTAATAACAGATCCAGATTCTTCTGGTGCTGGTATATTTGCTAACAGCGTTGATATATTTTTTAATGCTAAGGACGCAAATATTCCAATAGAAATTTCTATTAGAGCTGTAGAAAATGGTTATCCTACACAAAGAGTAGTTCCTGGATCAGACGTAGTTGTATATCCAGCAGATATTACCACTTCAGCTAATGCTGGTACTGGTACTAATGTTAAATTTAAATTCCCAGTATACTTGGAAAGAGATACTGAATATGCTATAGTATTAATTGCTAACTCAGCTGATTATAAAGTATATGTGGCTGAAGTAGGTGGAATGGATTTAACAAGAACATCTATAAGAGTTAATAAACAACCATACAACGGAGTGTTCTTTACATCTGCAAATGCTTCTACATGGACAGCTGAACAAACTAAAGATCTTAAGTTTAAACTTAATCGTTGTGCATTCTCTACTAGTGATCAATATATTACTTTAGTTAATGATGCTATCGAACCTTATAAATTAAATCCAAATCCACTAGAGTTTCTTACAGCTACTAAAATTAGAGTTTACCATAAAAACCATGGTCATTATGGAAATGTTGCTCATCAGGTAACATTGGCTGGATTCGTTGCTGAAAACGGTATTACTGATATATCTAAGATTAATAAAGCACACGCTATTACTGAGATAGAGCATGACTCATATGTTATTACACATACAGGAAGCGCTACTGCATCTGGTATTGTAGGTGGTGGAACTGCAATGACTGCTACTGAAAATAGATCTTATAATACATTAAGATTATCATTAGAGAATACTCAAGTACCAGGTACTACACTTGTTACACAATTGCTTCCAACAGCTGGGTCTTCTATGGATACTTCTACTCAATCACCATATGGTATACAGCCACAAGTTACAATACTTCCAAATAGTAACTATAAGCCAGATATTCCATTATGTGTAATGTCACCCGTTGCTAATGGAGGATCTACTTCACTTACTGAAGTTAAATGTATTTTGAGTAATGGTGGTAACGATAGAATATCTCCTGTACTAGATATTGAAAGAACATCTCTAGTAACAGTTCAAAATAGAATTAATGATGCTACTTCAAACAGTGAGGCCTATTCAGCTAGAGGAACTTATATACCAGAAACTGCACCGACAGGTACTTCTAATTTAGCTAAATATATAACTAAGAAGATTGAATTAGAAAACGAAGCTGATATAATTGATGTATATACATCAGTACATAGACCTACAGATTCATCAGTAGATTTATATTTTAAAGTTCAAGGTTCTGGTGATGATGCAAACTTTAACGAAATCCCATGGACACTAGTTAATCCATTAAAGGCAATACCAATATCAGACTCTGGAATGAGTGAAGCGCATTACGAAATTAATCCTACTGTTGTAAATAGTGGTACAACCAGCTCATTATCATTCTCAAAGTTTGCAATAAAAATTGTATTAAGATCTAAAAACAGCTCGAACGTTCCAATGATTGGCGACTTCAGAGCAATAGCAACAACGGCGTAAATTATGGCAAGAAAAAAAATAGTAGAAATAGTAGATGAACCTAACCTAGTTAAAGATCTAACAAGTGGTGCGGTTATAAATACTAATAGGTCGGCATATGAAGCAAGGATTCAAGCAAGAGATCGTAAAGCTGTACAGGCTGAAACAGATCTACAGCAAAGCAAAGATATTGAATCATTAAAAGCCGATATGGCAGAAATAAAGAAATTACTAAAAAGCATAGCGAGTAAATAATGGCTAATAAAGAAACTAGAGTATTACAATCAGATTCATTAGAAGGTTTAAGACAGAAGGGTAACGAAGTATCTCTTCACTTAGGCGATAATGAACAGCTTAATTCTAATTTAAAAGATAAGACATATCTGTTTGATAATGTTACTGCAGGTGATACAGTATTCTATGGAAACGATGATGGCAGTAAAACTGTAAGGTTTGAAATTAAACCACAAGAAACAGTTGACAATACTGGTGGTTATATTATTCTTAAAGGTAATCCTACCATTCCATCGTCTTTTGTATCTGGTGTAGAGATGACACAGACTGGTGGATTCACTTGTACAATCGTATCTATCGACAGCACTAAGATATTAGTTAAAAATACTACTGGTACATTTAGTGCTTCAAGTAAACTTACAGCTGGTGGATCAGATATCGCCGCGGCTAAAATTGTTAGTAGAATTGGTGAAGCATATCCGCTAGGTGTTGTAAGAGTTTATAAAAATGGAACTGAACTTACACAAAGCACAACTGCAGTAAATGGATTTCACGTAATTAATTTAAGAGCTAGAATTCCTTTAACTGGAAATCCTACTGTAACAGAATTTGTTGAAGGCCAAACTGTTTATATTCATAGTAGTCAATTATCTACACAAGCAAGTGTAGAAACAACTTCTGCTTGGTATGGTACCATTTTAAGAACTACACCAACTGAAATGTTACTTAAAGTAAGTAGTGGTTCATTTGTTGCTAGTGATGATATAAGAATTCTTGGCCAATCATCAGTAATTGCTGGTAATAAGCATGGTGCTATTGTCAACTATGATACATCATACGGAAATGGTATTGAATTAAATACTCCA